AGTTAACTTAAACTTTAGCGGTGTTTCAAATTGGCTTGGTAGAATAAATGCTCAATTTGTTGGGGGGACTGGACTTGGTAATGCTGATATGACTTTTTGGACTCCTTCAGGAGGGACAATATCTGAACGTTTGCGCATTACTTCAACAGGCAACCTTGGCTTGGGAGTAACACCGAGTGCGTGGAGTGGTGTTAAGGCTTTACAGATTGGTAATGGAAGTTTAGCGGCAACTGGAAATTTTGTTACAATAAAATCTAATGTGTTTTATGATGGTGTAGATAGATATATTTCAAATTCATTTGCAAGTGATTATTACCAATTATCTGGTCAACACGTTTGGCAAACCGCCCCTTCTGGCACGGCTGGCAACGCTATTACCTTTACCCAAGCGATGACCCTAACCAGCGGAGGCAACCTCCTTGTCGGCACAACAACAGACAACGGAGCGAGGCTGCAGGTTAGTGGGACGGCTACGTTTAGCAGTAGCGTTACGGCTTTAGGGGCTATTAATGTTGGTTCAGCGGGTTCATTGCAAATAAACGCCGGTAGTGCTGCAACACCTTTATTAACTCAATCAACAACTTATACTGAATTATACAGAAGAAGCGGTGGAGTTGGTATTTATTTAGGAGGTACAGGAGACCCTGGTAATTACTACGATAATACTAGTCATTTCTTTAGAAGTTCAGGAGGTGGCTCTACTTATCTAACCATCAATTCCTCAGGCAACCTTGGCTTGGGAGTAACACCTAGCGCGGGTGGATTGAGCGGTTATGTGTTATTTGAATTAGCAAATGGCGGGGCGTCTATTTATAGCGGAGCAAATCAAAACCTTAATGGCACAAACATATCCTGGAGCGGAGGTACTGCTTCATATAAAATAAGCAACTTTGCTACAGTATATAATCAGCAAAGCGGACAACACCAATGGTTTACCGCCCCATCTGGCACGGCTGGTAACGCTATAAGTTTTACCCAACCGATGACCCTAACCTCAGGCGGCAACCTTCTAGTCGGCACAACCACAGACAACGGAGCAAGGTTGCAGGTAAGTGGGACGGCTGCTATTGGTTCAGGGACACAAGGGATAAATACTGACGCTGACCTAACATTAAGAGAAGGTGTTGCCTTTGTAGGACTTGATTTTAAATCAGCTAGAACCTCTGGCAATGTAGGAGGATTAAGATTTTACAATACAAGTAGCGATTCTGTTCCAATTGCTCAACAATTAATTGAAACTGACGGAAAGTTTGTTTTTTATAATGGAACATCAGGTGCAGAGTCTAGACTAACCATCACCTCCAGCGGCAACGTTGGGATTGGGACGACGAGTCCGACAGATTATAGCAGCGCAGGATTTACAACTTTACACATTAATGGCAGAAGTGGAACTGGAGGCGGTGTTTTAAGGCTTACCTCTTTTGATGCCGCTTGCGGTGTTAATTTTTATGCCCAATCAAATACCGTAGTTTTTAATACAACGACTGCGAGTCCTTATGCTTGGCTTACCGGAGACATAGAGCGAATGCGCTTAACCCACAGCGGGAACGTTGGGATTGGGACGAGTAGTCCGAGTCAACTTTTGCATTTGTATACTAATCTTGCAACTTCCAGTGGTGTAGGTACTGCTTTGCAAATTACAAGCGATGGTGCTGGTGGAGATAATGCTTGGATTGGCGTAAATAAAGGAACTGGTAATGGACTGGAATTTTCTGTTGAAAATAGAGATATTATTTTTAACACAAGTGCAACTACTCCTTTTGGAGGCTCCGAACGAATGCGTATCACTTCAGGCGGCAACGTTGGGATTGGGACAAGTTCGCCTGCCACTTATTCTCTTGCTCCAAATTTAGTAGTTGATTCAGGTGCAAATAGTGGGGGACTTACAATTAAAACAGGAAATACTGCATCTACTTCAAACTATGGATTTATAGGATTTGCAGATGGAACTAGTGGTAGTGAACAATATAGAGGGTTTATTCAGTATTCTCATAATTTTAATACCTTTTCTGATTGTTTACTTTTTGGAACGTCTGGAACCGAACAAATGCGCATCACCTCAGGCGGCAACGTGCTGATTGGAACGACAACGGCGCAATCTGGAACAAAATTGCAAGTGGCAGGAGTTATGGATGTTTGGTCCAGTTCAAATACTTTATTAAGATTTAACCACGATGGGACAAGGGGTTTAATAGAAACATTTACTGGCGGTGGTTATTCGCCAACGGCTATAAATCCAAACGGCGGCAACGTGCTGATTGGAACGACAACTAATTTGGGATCTGAATTAAATGTTAATAGTACAATACGTGTAGGAGTAGCATTTGGCTCAGCAGCAGCTATAGCTTTTGGAGATGCTGGTACTCCTTATTGGAGTGTTGGAAGACCTGCTTCAAGTGGTAATTTCTCTATATCTAGTTACGCTCTAACAGCAATGACTATTCAGCCTACTACTGGCAAATTCTTCTGCTGGTGGGAAAGCAGTTTTTCAACAAGTTGCAGGAACGACATACATTGGAAGTTTAGCTAAAGGAGGAGGAGGGGGTGATTTAATTTTACTTTCAAATGGTACTGGAACAAGCGCAGCTGAATCAGTATATGTTAAAGCAAATGGAAACGTACTAATTGGAACTTCAACAGATGTAGGTGCAACTCTACACGTTAATGGAACAATAAGGACAGGTGCTCCAAGTGGAGGTAGTGCAGTAAATTGGAGATTAGGAACTGCTAGAGGTGGAACAGTTACAACTAACGCAACTGTAAGAGTTGAAATTGATGGAGTATTAGTAGATTTGGTAGCTAGATATGTATAAACTTTAAACAATTATAAAAATGAAAACAATCGAACCCGTATCAATTTGGGACAATGGACAAGTACTAGAGGCAACTATCTTAAATGCCTATGCTGTCAATGTAACACTAGGAACAAGTGCTACATTCTACTATCAGCTGTTTGCTGAGACTGTAGACTTAGCAGTTGGACAGCAAGTAGCACAAGGAAACTTGAATATGACAGGCGAAGCATACGAACAATGGCAGGTCGACAGTTATGCCTGGGACTGGGTTGCAGGTCAACTGAACCTAACAATCACAGGTGACTATGTACCGCCCGTGCCTCCTGCACCTGAGCCTACTCCAGATCCTCAACCTATAACTGCTGAATAACATGGCAACTATTAACTCATACGCTAACGATACCACTCCATCTTACACTGATAAGTTAATTGGAACAGATGCACAGGATAGCAACAAGACTAAGAACTTTACTATCGGAAGCATTCTATCAATGCCTCTACCATCTGTACCTGTATACGCTAACAACTCAGCGGCACTAGCAGGTGGTCTTGTGGCAGGTAATGTATACCGAATCACAGGGACAGGACAACTAGGGGTGGTATATACTCCATAATCCTGCCTAATAAAATTTAATCTAATGGACATAAGAAAAATATCAGTAGGACCAGACTATAAGGGTAGCTCCATGCACTACATCGTAGGGCAGAAGGTGCTTGGTGATAGCCATGAGATTCATCTCATTAAGTTTGAGACGCAGAGCGGCTCAATCAGGATTTATATTATAAACGATAAGCAGGAGGTGGTTCTCTGGAAGGAATTCAACTACACCATGCCTGTTGCTATTGAATACAATATAAACTACTGATGCAGTCCCCATTTGACTTTATCGTAAGACCTGTGAAGGGTGAGCGATACAATAACACCAAGGAGATTGGTGGCATAGACCTTATTGTCAATACCTCAGAGGAGGACCACAAGTTCTCTAACCGATATGCTGAGGTGATTGAGGTACCGTATGGATACGATGGCCCTGTACAGCAGGGTGATATCCTACTGGTGCACCACAACGTGTTCAAGTTCTACAACGACATCAGAGGCCAAAGGAAAAGCGGTCGGTCATTTTTTAGAGACGACCAGTTCTTCATTGAGCCTGACCAGTTCTACCTATATCGCAGAGGCGATATTTGGTACACCTATGACCGCTATTGCTTCGTCAAACCTATCCCTGCTATTGAGAGTTACATCATGAAGCCATTCACCAATGAGCCACTCATGGGAGTTATGGTTTACCCAAACGCATATCTAGTATCACAAGGTGTAAAGGTAGGCGACAAGGTATGCTTCAAGCCAGACAGTGAGTATGAGTTTGATGTGGATGGAGAGAAGTTATATAGAATGTTTGACCATCAGATAACCATGGTACTATGAGAGACCCTAAGGATATAAAGTTGAAAATCATTGAGGCAGGTCATCAGGCTGTTGAGCAGTTGATTAAGGTGGCTAAGGAGGCCATCATCAAGCCTGAGGATGAGAGCGAACTATCTGCGGATAGGCTAAAGAATGCTGCTGCTACAAAGAAGCTTGCAATCTTCGATGCCTTTGAGATTCTCAATAGGATAGAGGCGGAGCGTGAGGCTCTTGAGATGTTGGATAAAGGAGTGAATAGAACAGATACCAAACAAGGTTTTGCAGAGCGAAGGTCTATATCGAATCGTTAAGGACCATGTCCCACAGAACGCTATCAGTAAAAAGAATAGCGGAAGGTCATGGCTGTACGGCTACAACGAGCAGTACGACATGGTGGTCATATCTAGGACCGGACAGATTGGAGAGATAGTCAACATACAGGGGCTGAATGTGGCATTGCCACTTGCTCCTAAGGAGTGCTATCAAAGAAGCAAGACTTCTTCGATGCAGTACTGGGAGAGAGAGGACCTGCCAAAGGAACTGCTAAAGATACAGTCAATCTTCCACTGGAACGAGATGCCATCTGAGTTTAAGGACAGGTGGGTAGACTACATTGAGGGTGAGTTTAACAGGCGTGAGGAAGGCATGTGGTTCATGAACAATGGAACACCTACCTACATTACTGGAGCCCACTACATGTACCTACAATGGTCTAGTATTGACGTGGGATACGCAGACTATCGTGAGGCTAACCGAATATTCTTTATCTTCTGGGAAGCATGTAGAGCAGATGCTAGATCATTCGGTATGATATACCTAAAGATTAGACGCTCAGGGTTCTCGTTCATGTCATCCTCAGAGTGCGTCAACATAGCAACGCTTGCTCGTGACTCTCGTGTTGGTATCCTATCAAAGACTGGTGCTGATGCTAAGAAGATGTTCACCGATAAGGTGGTGCCAATAAACAGCAGGCTACCATTCTTCTTCCGTCCAATTATGGACGGCATGGACAAGCCGAAGACTGAGTTGGCGTATCGTGTACCAGCATCAAAGATTACAAAGAAGAACATGGCCAATGCCTCTGACAGTGAGGTGATTGGTTTGGATACCACCATTGACTGGAAGAACACTGAGGAGAACTCATACGATGGTGAGAAGTTACTATTCTTGGCTCATGACGAATCTGCAAAGTGGGTGAAGCCCAACAACATACAGAACAACTGGAGAGTAACGAAGACCTGTCTTAGGGTAGGTAGTAAGATTATCGGCAAGTGCATGATGGGATCTACATCGAATGCTCTAAGCAAGGGTGGTGACAACTATAAGAAACTATATGAGGACTCAAACGTACTTCACAGAAACGCCAACGGACAGACTAAGAGTGGTCTATACGCTTTGTTTATACCGATGGAGTGGAACATGGAGGGCTTTATCGATAGGTATGGTATGCCTGTGGTTCGAAAGCCTACTGCTCCTATTCTTGGTGTTGATGGGCAGATGATTAAGAACGGTGCGGTGGACTACTGGGAGGCTGAGGTGGAGTCATTAAAGAATGACGCTGATGCGCTCAACGAGTTCTATCGCCAGTTTCCACGTACTGAGTCACATGCGTTCCGTGACGAGAGCAAGTCATCTATCTTTAACCTTACCAAGATCTACCAGCAGATTGACTACAACGACTCAGGCATTGAGGGACAGATGGTTACACGTGGTTCGTTCCACTGGAAGGATGGTATAAAGGATAGCAAGGTGATATGGACACCTGACCAGAGGGGTCGATTTATAATTAGTTGGGTACCACCTACACACATGCAGAACAATGTCCAAATAAGGAACGGCATTAAGTATCCGGGCAATGAGCACCTAGGATCATTTGGGTGTGACCCCTATGATATCTCGGCTGTAGTTGGTGGACGTGGATCTAATGGTGCGTTGCATGGTATGACTAAGTACCACATGGATGATGCCCCTGCGAATCAGTTCTTCTTAGAGTACATAGCAAGACCGCAGACTGCGGAGATATTCTTTGAGGAGGTGCTGATGGCATGCGTGTTCTATGGCATGCCTATGCTTGCGGAGAATAACAAGGCACGTATACTATACCACTTTAAGAATAGGGGCTACAGAGCGTTCTCATTGAACAGACCTGACCGTACGCTAAATAAGTTGAGCAAGACTGAGCGTGAACTAGGTGGCATACCTAACTCTTCGGAGGAGGTGAAGCAGTCACATGCCTCTGCGATTGAGTCGTACATTGAGAAGTTTGTGGGGTTTGACCTAGCAGGAAGTTACAGGTCATCGGATGAAATAGGCACGATGCCGTTCACTAGGACGCTTGAGGACTGGGCAAAGTTTGACATTAATGATAGAACTAAGCACGATGCATCAATCAGTTCAGGCTTAGCTATAATGGCAAATCAAAAACACGTATATTTACCGGAGAAAAAAGAGTCGAAAATTAGTGTTAATTTCGCAAAGTACGCTAACACTGGAAATCAAAGTCAAATTATTAGATAATGGCATGCGTCTATAGGCACATAAGAACGGACTTGAATATTCCTTTTTACATAGGGATAGGCAAAGAAGTCGCTAGAGCATACTGTAAGGTTAATAGAAACCAGCATTGGAAGAATATAGTTGGGAAGACCAGTTACGATGTTCACATTCTTTTTGACGATGTAAGCTACGAGTTTGCAAAAGAGAAAGAAAAAGAGTTTATTGAACTCTATAAAAGAAAAGAAGATGGAGGAATCCTTTGTAACATCACCAAAGGTGGTGATGGAGTCCTTGGAATAAGACATACTGAGGAAGCCAGAAAGAAAATGGGAGAGCCAAACAAAGGCAAGACCATATCAGATTGGCATAGACAGAGGATATCTGAGTTTCATAAAGGGAAAAAGCACTCTGAAGAGACAAAGAAAAAAATGTCTGAAAGTAAAATAGGAAAAGGTTTGGGCGTAAAGGCTTCTGAAGAGACAAGAAAAAAAATGTCTGAGTCAGCTATAAAAGGAGAGGGACATCAGTTCTCTAAACTTAAGCAATCGGATGTATTAGAGATAAGAAGATTGAGTTCAGAAGGTATGAGTCAAAGAAAGATAGGTAAGAAGTTTAATGTTACTAAAACTGCAATTTCTCATATTCTAAAAGGGCTTACTTGGAAACACGTATAGAATGAAAGACGTAACAATAAATATCCCATCTACAGCATTCCCTAGTCAGTTTGTGCCTGACTCTGAAAAGGCTACTCCAGAGTATGGATTATTAATAGGGCAGGCAATCAGCGCGGAATGGTTCAGAAGAGAAGGAAGTTCTTGTAGATACTATAATCAATGGGGTGAGTTTAACCGACTGCGTTTGTACGCAAGAGGTGAGCAATCCGTTCAGAAATATAAGAATGAGCTAGCCATTGATGGCGACTTGTCTTATCTAAATCTTGACTGGACTCCAGTTCCTATCCTACCTAAGTTCGTTGACATTGTTGTCAATGGGATGACAGATAGACTCTTTAAGGTTAAGGCGTACGCACAGGATGCGATGTCTCAGGCTAAGAGAAGTAAGTATCAGGACATGATTGAGAGCCAGATGCTTGCTAAGGATTTGCTTCTAAAGATACAGAATGAAACTGGTGTTGATCCATTTGTGACTAACCCAGAGGAGTTGCCTCAGACTGATGAGGAACTATCACTATACATGCAGCTTAAGTATAAGCCTGCAATTGAGATTGCCGAAGAGGAGGCTATCAATACTATTTTTGATGAGAACCACTACCAAGATACACGCAAGCGTATTGACTATGACTTAGCCGTTGTAGGTATTGGCGTTGCTAAGCATGAGTTCTTGCCTGGTGCAGGGGTGCAGGTGTCCTATGTTGACCCTGCTAACGTGGTGTATAGTTACACTGAGGACCCATTCTTTAAAGACTGCTTCTACTGGGGAGAGATTAAGACTGTCCCTATGACTGAGTTGTTGAAGATTGATCCTACTCTTACTCGTGAGGACATGGATGAAATCTCAAAGTACTCTCAGAGCTGGTATGATTATTACAACACCGCTAGATTCTATGAGAACAGTTTGTTCTACAGAGATACCTGTACGTTGATGTACTTCAATTATAAGACCACCAAGAAGATGGTCTATAAGAAGAAGATTCTTGAGAACGGATCTACTAGAGTAATTGAGAAGGACGATCAGTTTAATCCTCCGCTAGAGATGATGGAGGATGGCAAGTTCGAGAAACTTGAGAAAACTATTGACGTGTGGTATGATGGCGTGATGGTGATGGGTACCAACTTCTTATTGAAGTGGCAACTATCTGAGAACATGGTAAGACCAAAGTCTTCCTCTCAGCATGCATTGCCTAACTACGTTGCAGTAGCACCACGTATGTACAAGGGTGTGATTGAGTCGTTGGTTAGAAGGATGATTCCTTTTGCTGACTTGATTCAGTTGACTCACTTAAAGTTACAGCAGGTTATTGCCCGTACAGTTCCTGATGGTGTCTTCATTGATGCTGATGGATTGAACGAGGTTGACTTGGGTACAGGTGCAGCATACAACCCTGAGGATGCGTTGAGACTATACTTCCAGACTGGTAGTGTTATCGGACGTAGTTATACTCAGGATGGTGAGTTCAATAATGCTAGGGTTCCTATCCAGCAGTTGACATCCAACTCAGGTGCTGCTAAGACTCAGATGCTTATTGCAAACTACAACCACTACCTAGACATGATTCGGTCTGTGACTGGTCTGAACGAGGCAAGGGATGGTTCTACTCCTGATCCAAATGCATTGGTTGGTGTACAGAAACTAGCGGCACTTAACTCAAATACTGCTACTAGACACATCCTTGAGAGTGGTCTATTTATCTATCGCTCACTTGCTGAGGCACTTACGTATCGTGTGGCTGACATCTTGCAGTACGCTGACTTTAAGGATGACTTCGCTAACAAGATTGGAAAGTACAATGTGTCTATCTTGAATGACATCAAGGATTTGTACATCTACGACTTTGGTATCTTCATTGAGATTTCTCCAGACGAGGAGCAGAAGGCACAACTTGAGCAGAACATTCAGGTGGCATTGGCTAAGGGTGACATCAACCTTGAGGATGCTATTGACATCAGAGAGATTAAGAACCTCAAACTTGCGAACCAGTTACTGAAACTAAAGAGAGTTAAGAAGCAGGAGCGTGAGGATAAGATGGCCATGCAGAAGCAGGAGATGATGGCTATGCAGCAGATGCAGTCTCAGGAGTTAGCGGCACAGACTGCTATGCAACAGATTCAGTTGGAGGCCCAGGCTAAGATGCAGTTCAAGCAGGCAGAGGTGGCGTTCGATATTGAGAAGTTGAAGGCTGAGGCTGAGATGAAGCGAATGTTGATGGCTGAGGAATTTAGTTACAGCATGCAGTTAGCAGGTGTAAAAGAAACCTCTCTTGCTGATCGTGAGAAGATGAAGGAAGATTCTAAGGCTAAGAGAATCAGCCAGCAGAACACTGAGCAATCTAAACTCATAAACCAAAGAAAGAATAACCTACCTCCAATGAGTTTTGAATCTAACGAGGATACGCTGGATGGGTTTGACTTGGCAGAGTTTGAGCCACGATAAAAAAAAATCTATAAATTTGTAAACATAAAATTTAATTAAATGGAAATCAAAGTAAGATCACTAGATGCAGTTGAGCCAAAGAGTATGCAGCAAGTTGAGCAAGAGTTGCTCGAAAAGCATGAAAAGGAAATCAACGGTGAAGTACAAGTTGGCTTGGATACTTCTGCTATTGACAATGCAGTTGAGAATGTACAGCCTGAAGAAGAGGAATTATCTGAAGAGAAAGTTCTTTCATATATTGGTAAGAGATACAACAAGCAGATAAACTCATTTGATGAGTTGATGGACCAGAGACAGAGCAATGAAGAGTTGCCTGAGGATGTCGCTGCTTATTTGAATTATAAGAAGGAGACTGGGCGTGGCTTCGATGACTTCGTGAAACTCAAGAAGGATTACGATGCCATGGACCCAGACACCTTGCTTAGAGAGTATCTTGCAGATACGCAGAAGAACCTTGACGCTGATGATATCGATGTCTTAATGGAGGAGTATACCTTCGATGAGGACTTGGATGAGGAGTCAAGCATTAAGCGTACAAAGATTGCAAGAAAGAAGGCTATTGCCGAGGCGAAGAATTACTTCAACTCACAGAAAGAGAAATATAAGTTCCCGCTTGAGTCAAGTGGAATGGGCTTATCTCAGGAGGAGAAGGAGGAGTTTGAAGCCTATCGTCAATATACAAAACAGTCAAAGACTGTACAGGAGGAGAATGATCGGAAGCGTAGATGGTTCGACCAAAAGACAGATGAGGTCTTTAGTAAAGACTTTAAAGGATTTGAGTTCGATGTCAACGAAAGAAAGATTGTATTTGCTCCGGCATCGGCTGCTGAACTAAAGTCAATTCAGTCTAGTCCAATGAACTTTGTTAATAAGTTTTTGGATGACAGTGGGTTAGTTAAGGATGCGGCTGGATACCATAGGTCTTTGTCTATCGCTATGAATCCTGAGAAGTTCGCCAAGTTCTTTTATGAGCAAGGTCAGGCTGATGCTACTGATGACGTTTTACGTAAGACCAAAAATATAAATATGTCTGAGCGTAGGGCTCCAGAGGTTGCTACTAAGGGAGGAATGCAGGTGAAGGCGGTTGCTCCAGATTCCGGAAGGGGTCTAAAAATCCGCAGTATTAAAAAAATGTAACAACTAAAAAACAAAAAAGAAAATGCCAGTTTTATCAAGCCCGGGATTTCAGTTGCAGCCAAGTGCTGAGCAGGTCCCATTATCAACTAACTACATTACCAACTTTGACTTCTTGAACCAGTATCTTCCTGATACTTACGAGAAAGAATTCGAGCGTTATGGTAACAGAACAGTAGCTTCATTCCTTAGAATG